ACCCTTAACGCGTATATACTGGTCTTTCTGGACCTCTGTTCGCATACCTCCGTCGTGTTCCATTTCGGTGTATGTGCCAGAAGCATGTTGTTCTCTAATGCGTGTGTTCTCAGGTGTGTCATCATACTCTTTGAAGTGTCCCTGTTCGGTTTGATAGATCTTATTATGGGGATAGTTCTCTGTAGCACGTTGATTATTATCGTCTTTCTTTGGAATCGTCCCTAGAACGAGAGGGAGTTGTGAATCCTTACCATCCAGAAAGATACCGAATACGTGAGTTCCCACTAACATACCAAGATACTGTCCTTTACCTTCATGTACACCTTGTGTGATAGGAACTACGATCTGTGCCCACGGTAGGTCTGGTTCTTCTATTTCGTCATAGACTCCAAAAATCTTTACGCGAACACGTCCTAGCTGGAGAGGATCATCCTTTACATTAACAACCTCACCTAGGAACCATCGTGTCTGATCTCCATAGTATTCAAGGAATTGTTTAGGAATCATTGTATTCACCATGTGTGAGTTTAACAGCAGTAAGCGTTACATCATATCCTTCAGATTTGAATGAATGTTTTGCAGCGTAGATGAGGTAGTTACCTGTCTTCTGTTTATCAAACTGTTCTCTTAGAGTCTCTGGATTTGATTGAGTAGACATGAAGAGAAAAGACATGACGCGTCCAATAGTATTGAGATGATTAGGTATGGTGAAATCATATCCGTCTACGACTGCAACTAGAGTATCGTAAGACAGGAGAGTCTTGAATGCGGCAGACAATGGTTTGTGTTTATAGGATGATTTCTTATCACGTTCATCGATAGTGTGGGTACCTTTATATGCTTCGGTACCTCCGATTGTAGTGATAACACGATTACCAAGGGTTTTATCTTTGGTTGCCATTTCAGTGAGTTTCTTATCATGGACAGAGAAATGAGAGGGAAGCACTCCGCGGCCTTTCATACCACGTTCAGTTAACAACTCATTGATATCTGTCTCATGATTATAGTCTACCTTCTCCACGTGCATGTCAGTGACATCAATGAACTGGTGACGTGCACCGATGAGACCTTGTTTAATAAGAGGATTGAGATCTTCGGATGACTTATGTTCGTATGCCTTGATAGTACGACGTTGTGATCGTCCTCTGGATGTTTGAGAAGATGCGAAATTATTGAATGGGGCGTCTTCGGTCCACGGTTCCAGATTTAACATGAATTCAAGATCCATACACCAGAAAAAATCGGTAGCCGATGAAACTGGCATCGCAGAATAGACAAAGAGTGGATAACCCTTTTCTGTGGTTGCACGATTCTTGATCCAAGAGATAGCCTCTAACGGAGTCATATTCGGAACGATGACTTTCATATCTTGTACGGTTGTGTTATAATCAATCACAGTACGATCAGTGAGGAATGACTCGGATATTGATTTAATGATCTGGCCTGGTTTACCCTCGTAAGACTTGTTTACATTAATCGCATTGGACTCATACCAGACTTCTTCGATTAAGTGAAGCAAAACAACCTGAGTGTTCTCATTGAGACCCTGATTGATTTTCTCCACAATCTTATCAATACGAAAAAACTTATGGCAGAAAACTCCGATAGGGTCTTCGGTACGACTGATCTTCACTTCAACACGGTCGTTTGTTCCTAACCCGATACCAGACAAGATGTCAGACGTATCCTCGAAGGCAATCAAACCCGTCATCCACGGTTTGTCCAGATGTTCAAAGATGTCCAGATCAGAGACGATAGTCTTCATGTCTATCTTGACCTCTGGATCCCAACTCGCAGTGATCTCCAATACGTCAAACTTGAAGATCGTTTCTAATTCTTGGTTTTTAGTGCTCATGCTTTCAACGCGTCAATCACTGCACCCACTACCTGACGAATACTATCAGCGCGAATGACAGAGATCTGTTTCAATTGGTTATTGGACTTGACATAGAAATCATACTGTGTCACTATAGTCTCAGATGGGGTTGGTTTAAGATCGATCCAATTGGTAATAACCTCACCGTCTTGTAGATAATGACGCGTAGATAGATGTTGAGGGACAGCAGACTGTGCCTCGATCGTCTCGATCTGTTCACCCACCACGGATATAATAGACTCTGGAACACCATCGTTCTTAAAGGTATCGTTTGTTTCTATAACGAGTTGACCCAGATCCACGTTCTTATCGACAACTACACCACCCGCACCTGAGCGTTGACCAGTGACGATCTGACCGACTTTAAATTTGTCGGTGATATCTGAGGTCGTGTTGAGTACGATGTGTGGGTAGTCTTTCTTGACTTTAGAGAGGACCTCTAGGTCCGTTAATGGCCATCCAGACTCACGTATCTGCGGATTGAGTAGATACAGAGTCCAGTGCAATTGAGGGTTATTGTATAGTTTGTATGCCACGTGGTCTGCGCGTTCACCATGTTGGATATAGTAGTCCTGATAGAACGATGCGTTCTGACGTACCTGATCAACTACTTCTACATATCGTGTTAGGTCCTGTGTTACCGCAGATCCAGCATCGAACTCATACAACTCTACCGGAAAGTTTTTAAAATACATTAGAATCCGTCCCTTATGTCTTGTGCGTTCAATGCGACTTCTTCACGGAAAGAGAGTGTTAAGTCATACTCAGATGCATAAGACTTTTCTGGACCCTTATGCCAAGCCATAGAACTCGCATTGTAGCTGGTAGTAATAGACTCCAACACACATGTTTTGATTTTGGTTCCGATCGGTTGACCGTTTGCAGTCAGAGTTATGTCAAACATGTGTGGGTATTTGTAACCTGCTGATATAGCCCCTGCCTGAATAGATTCTGGGTATGCGTGTAGTCGAAAACGTTTGATGATCTCCTCCACCTCTTGTGCCTCACGTTCGGAGACGGGTAGAAATTTGAACTGAAACTGGAATGTGCGTAAACCTACACCCTTAAACATAGCGCGAGTATTAGGGTTGACAGTTACTGCCGAGGATAATTGGAGAGGTAATTGCAATTCGTCAGGCATTAGTTTTCCTAAAATACCTTTAGCGTTACGTGCAATCGTAAGCTGTGCGAGGTCTTTACCATTACCCGATGCGTCAGTTAAAGAACCGAATCCGGTTTTGAACATCTCACCGATCGCTTCACCGAATCCACCGCCGTTATTAAATGCATTAAGTGCTGCCGCACCTGTCATACCAAGGTCAGCATTGGAATACTGTAATGCGTCCCCTGTAGAAAACCCTTGGGGTAGGTATATCTTGATCCCTGAAGTAACGTCAGTTCTTTCATATGAGGACACTGGTGCGTCACCATCACCATTTGCATCTCTTTTTGCTTGACCAGCCTCTGCTGCCTTTTCTGCAGCGGCAATCTTTTCTGCATCACCTCCCGCGGCGGAAACGAATAGATCGAACTTTTCTTTCAGACCCGTCAATATATCGGGAACACCTTCGATTGCGGCACCATGAACCTCTTTTATACTAAATTTTATACATGCCGGATATCGACCCTCCCTATGATAGGGATACTTTAGAGGGCCCGGTGGTGATGGTACTTTAAGAGCGTCTTCCTTAGCCTTTGCGATCTCGGCTTCAGACATTTCTTTTACAACAGCATCATCCGTTGATACTGTCACATCACCTAAAGGATTTTGAGTACCAGTACCTTCACTTTCACCCTTTTTTACGAGGCGACTGCTTACTACTACATTTGGATCGTCTGACATGATAATCTCGCGTCTATAAATATCGTTACACTATTTATACACGAAATCGATGAACCTAGTAGACGACACTAAATTCCTGACTGAGGGATGGGACACCATTGAGGGTCACGTTCTGCCTGATAATAAGACGTGTCTGGCGTTTGCGAGTATATTATCTATGACGCAGGCAAATACCGTCTTCGAGATTGGGTTCAACTTTGGTCATAGTGCGTACACGTTCCTATCCGTCAATCGTCGTGTAAGAGTGCACTCCACAGACATTGGACACTACCCACACACAGAGGTCAATGCTGGGAAGATCAAGGATCAGTTTAAGGATCGATTCCAGTTCACCCTATGCGACTCACACCAGTTGATACCTGACGACGTATCTGGTTATGATATGATTTTCATTGATGGGGACCATACACCCAAGGGAATGGTTCAGGACATGGACCTATGCGCTGAGTCGGGTGTCGAGTGGATGTTGGTGGACGACTACGTCCGATGTATGGGAGACCTATACCCCAAGGCGGTCATCGACAACCAACTGGATCGAGACGACTTCCCATACCGCAAGGTGCGAGAGTTCTACTACCCTTCCACTGACCGCCTCAACTGTATGGTCCTACTGAGACGTTATGAAAACGTATAAAGGGAAGTATAAACCCACCAAACCACAAAAGTATGCAGGCGACGTGAACGAAATCGTCTACCGTTCAGGGTGGGAGAAGTATGTGATGATGTGGTGCGACAAGAACTCAGACGTGGTCCAGTGGGTTTCTGAGGAGTTGGTCATACCCTATATCTGCGAGACCGACAAGAAACCCCACCGATACTACGTGGACTTTGTGATCAAGTACAAGTCGGGTCGTGTGGTGTTGGTTGAGGTCAAACCTGCCAAAGAGACCAAGAGACCAGAGAAAAAACAGGGCAAGTCTCGACAGACACTCATGACTGAGGGTCTCACCTACATCAAGAACCAATCCAAGTGGAAGGCTGCGGTCGAGTATGCAAAGGACCGTGGATATCAGTTTGAGATATGGACAGAGAAAGAACTCACCACAAAGGGTATCATGCCCAAGGCTGCGCAACGCGTCAAGTCCAAGAAACCACTCAAAAAGATGCCTGCGTTCAAGAAACGCAAAAAACGTGTATAAATAGAGAGAAAGGTTTTAGGACAAGGGTCTTATGTCTAAAATATTCCAGAACTTAGAGTTGCAGGCGTTCCGTGCGGGTATTACACCCCGTACCAAGGAATCCCGCAGATGGTTTCAAAACAAAATCAAAAACATTCGCAGTGTTAAACGTGAAGAGTTGATGGATGAGGATCCACTCAAGAAGACTGGGCAAGAGGTCGTGGGCAACATGTATATGTTCTTCTACGATCCTAAGTTTAAGAACGACCGAAAGAAACTGCCGTATTACGATGCGTTTCCATTAGTAGTTGTGGTAGGCCCTGCAAAAGATGGGTTCTATGGATTAAACCTACACTACCTACCTCCAATACTACGTGCAAAGATGTTGGACGCGTTGATGGACATCACTAATAATACCAAGTTTGACAAGTCGACCCGCTTCAAGATGTCGTATCAACTCTTGACCAGAACCGCAAAACTTAAGCACTTCAGACCGTGTTTTAAACACTATTTGAACAAACACGTTGACGGTAGATTCGCGATGGTTCCCGCCCCTGAGTGGGAGATCGCGACATTTCTACCGACAGCAGATTTCCGATACGCGAGTAACCAAAAGGTGTACTCCGACTCGAAAAGTATGATAGGCGACTAACGTATGGCAGGTATAGAAGAACTAAAATCAAAGGTGAGTCTCAAGAATGGTTTGGCATTCTCTCATCACTTCGCGGTAGAGTTGCCCCCATTTGCGGGTATGAGAGGAGACACTATGAACATCCTATGTAAGGATGTGGACATGCCTGGTAAACAGATATTGACCTTAGATAGGTCCATTGGGGTACACACTGAGAAGGTTGTAAACGGTTTCGCGATGTCTGACCTTAACATGACGTTCTACATGACCAATGACTATGGTCCAAGGAAGTACTTTGATGAGTGGATGTCCCAGATGGTCAACGAAGAAAACGGGAACATACAATGGAAAAAAGGAAAGGACGGTAGCGGTGGTTTTGCGAAAGACATCACAATTCATCAACTGTCAAAACCACAGGCTCGTTTCGGGTTTGATCTGGGTATACTAGACATCAACTTTGATCTATTGGGCAGCTCTATATACAGCGTGACCTTAGAAGATGCGTTTCCCATAACGCAAAACGCGATCAGTCTGACCAGTCAAGGGGGGATCGTAGAACTTCAAGTGAACTTTGCATACACCAAATGGGTGGTGAAGAAAGACGCGAGAAGTAAACTTGCAGACCTGATTGATTCCAAGATAGGTATCAATCTAGGCGGAATTATTTAAATTATTAGGATACATTATGGCATTACCAAAACTGAATGTGTCACCTAGTTATGTGGTGACAGTTCCTTCGTCTGGACAAAAGACAACCTTTCGTCCTTTCTTAGTAAAGGAGCAGAAAGCATTAATGATTGCATATGAAACACAAGAAAGATCCGACATAGTTCGAGCGATCATTAGAACCATACACTCATGTGTTGAAGAACCAATATCGGGGAGACTCACTACCTTTGATGTGGATTACCTTTTCACCAAGATTAGATCCAAGTCAGTCGGAGAGCAAGCGGACCTCATCATACAGTGCGAAGAATGTGACTCTGAAAATGAGGTACAGGTAGACTTGGACTCGATACAAATAGACGGTGAAATCAAAGACGGAGTGCTACAGATAACCGACGATGTTTCGTTGTTGATGAAATACCCGACGTATGAAGAGTTTATGAACAACACAAAGCTTCTAGACAGCGAAACACAAACAGAAGGGTTGTTGGAATTGATAATGGCATGTATGGGATCGGTTCTGACCGAAGAAGAAAAGGTAGACCTCTCAGACGAATCGAGAGAATCGGTGTTAGAGTTTATAGACTCAATGACAACCGAACAGTTTGAAAAGCTTGCGGACTTTGTAAATTCAGCCCCCGCAATCAAACAGGACTTGGAGTTTAAGTGCAAGTCTTGTGGTCACGATAATGTTCGTGAATTGAAAGGTATTGATGATTTTTTTTAGTAAACCTCTCTCACGATAACTTGATGAACTACTATCAAGTCAACTTTCAACTGCTCAACAACTTCAATTACTCACTGGACGAAGTTGAACATATGATACCTTGGGAGAGGGAGATTTACCTCCAAATGTTGATAGACGACATTGAGGAAAAAACGGAACGTGCGAAACAACAAGGATAAAAAATGGCCGAAC